ACATTGGTAAACATCGTATCTTTTGCTAAGTATTCTTTACCATTAATTACTATATACTTCGAGTTCACTGAAATATAAACAGTATCCAAATAGTCTGAACCAATATTAAATGAGTCAACTTTTGCCATTTCTGGTTTGATTAATTCCTTTGGCTGGGTGCAACCAAATAGTAATATTAATATTAATAGTTTCTTAATCATTTATTGCTTTTTTAACCATATTGCAAACCCTTTTAAAGTCGGTTCTGGTTTGTCATATATTTCCTCACGCTCCATCTTATAAGCATAAGGATGTACGGATTGCTCATACTGTCTTATTGTATCATAATGAGAATCTAATCCTTTTTTGACAATTTTGTCTTTTGAATAAAGATAATAAACATAAATATTATCCTGTTCACAGTAATTGATATATTTATATAGCATACCACCAAGTGCGCTTATAAAATCATCTTCATTATAAATTGGATAATCAGAATGTATTTGAATCCACGGATTATAAATTACAGAATCACAATTTAAATTATCACTAAGAATCAAATTTGTATGACTTTGTGTTTGACAATACCCGCTAAAGGTAATTATTAGTAGTAAAATTAATAGTAGTTTTGTTTTCATAGTTTAATCAACTTAATTATTAAAGATCAGGAGTTTTGCAGCCGTTTTCTTGTTGCCAAAACATAACTTCAGTTTTAAAATCTTCTACCATTTGAATCATTTTTTTATCTACTTTGGCTTTTTGGGCATAAGCAATCCATGTATTCATAGTCGGAATCATTAATCTGTCTTTTGCCCTAAGTAAAAATACAGGTTCATCTTTACCTATTTTGTTTTCAGGGTCTTGAATTCTTTGATAATCTTTTCTTGCATGTTTCATAATTTAATTGTTTTTATCAAGCTGTATAATGTTAATCCAAATCCAACTATAATAATTAATACTGCTATAATTAATGGAATTGCAATAAATACAATTGTAAATAATTCATAACTAAAAGTAAATTTATCAATAAAAGTCAATCCTAAATAGCAGAATAAGCAATAAACAATTAGTAATAATATTATTTTAAATATGATTTTCATATCTTAATTAGTCTCATTTTATTTTATATAACTAACATCATTTATATTCAATATTAGTATTGATTTATCTTTTAATGTTAATTTTAAAAATGGAGATTCTTGCCCTTCTTCGGTTTTTAAGTATTCCCATATTTTATCAGCAATTTTTTGGTTTATCCTTATCCTTCTTCCTGATTTTAAATAAATTTTCATAATTTTAGATTTTAATTAGTTCCATTTGTTTTACATTGCTTTTCTGTTCGTTCTAAAGTATATCCGCAATCTTTTAAGCATTCAATTAAGAATGAAAATCCGCAATTAGTACCAAGCCATTGTATAACAGTAGCCACTATGAATCTATGTATTGGCTTTATTTTTAATAAAAAAATTGGTACCGCCATTACTCCCTTCCTATCTGTAAATAAATCTTGCAAAATACCCCGTCCATAATTATTTCCAGGCCGTTTTTTATTCTCTTTTCGCCATCGGTTAATAAATACTTTTTCCTTATTTGTATCGGTTTCATCAAACGGATTTACATGGTTTATGCGTTCATATCTAAACCCTTTATTATTCCTACCAAGTGCTTTTATTGCTTCTTTTTCCATTAATTTAATTCAAAAGTTTCAAAATTAGAATTCTTATCCTTTAACATCATATATTCAGAATAAGCCCGAAATATTACAACTTGGTTAAATATTCTACTTGCTTTTATTAATTGGTTAATTTGCTTAATATCTCTAATCTTTAACTTATTAGGATTAATTTCTAAATCATCAAGTATTAAAATAGTGGTCATTTCAATGTAAATAAATTATGTTATTAATTTCCTTCAGCTCTTTTAATGGTATTTCGTTTATAAGGTATTCTACACATTTTATTCCTTCCTTTTTCATGTCTTTAATTGCTTTTATTTTGGCAATTTCTTCAATATCTAAATTATCTAAATTACTAATCATCTAGCAAATGTACAAAATCTTAATGAGAATTCAAATTCATTTCTTTAATTGTTTAATTTCCGGTGTAAGCCCCCTTGCTTTATATTCGTCGTGAACTACCCACCCACGCCAAAGGCGATGGGATGGGCTTCGGAGGTCATAGACTCACCTAATGGCAACGCCTTACTCCGTTTTTGTTTATCCTGCGAATAAATTCTAGCCAATCCAATGTTTGAAGCAAACTTGAATAATCCTTCTTTACATATTACTTTCCATCGCTTTTTCATTGAATTTAGTTCTTATCAATAATCTTTTGTATTTCATCATTAGCCTCATTCATTGCATCTCTTATCTTTTCAAACATATTTCTATGTATATTTTCAAGTGTATATTCCATTTTGGGAACATTTGATCCGCACCCATATTTTTGTATCTTAAAAGGTAGGTTATTTTTCCAGTCTTTGATACACTCTAAATGTTTCTTGCAATATTCGTAATTTATTATTTGGTTTTTTGTCATAATCTTAGTATTGGTTTAATTAAAAAGGTATTGGTTCATCTTTCCATTCGTCTTTTTTCTCTTTTATATCTGATATTAACCAATTTGAATTATCCCACTCTTTATTAGATTCATTTTTTGGCTCAAATCTTCCGTTAATATAATTATATTTTAATTCTGATATACCTTGTTCGCCAAGATTTTTAAATTTAATCTTTTGAAAATGTACCTGTATTTCGTTAATCATTATATTTTCATCATTAAATAATCTATGTACTGTAAATCCATAATCAGTTTTATTGTAAAAATTTGCACTCCCAGAAATATCATACAAACTAGGAACTTCGCCTTTATTCATTTTTTTAGGGTGTGCAATAAGAAATATTAATATGTTATTCAGCTTTCCAAAACTTATTAATTTATCCAAAAATCTTGAAATGTATTGCGTTTCTGAATCCTTATACTGATGTTCAATTTTATTATATGGATCTATTACAAGTATTTTTATTCCTTTTGTTTGAATTAAATATTTAGTGTTTTCAAGTATTTTATCAAGTGATAAATCATTTTCGTTAAGAATCCAAAATATATTATCTTTTACATATTCATAAGCTGTATCATATTCAACCTCATCAGAATATTTTTCATTAAATTGTTTCCCTATATATTTTTCATACATTTTAGAATAATGATATTTTAAAGGATAATTTTCAGGTGTAAAATAAGCGGCTTTCCAATTATGTAATAGATTTAATCTTGTTACTAAATAATCAACAAACTCACTTTTGCCACTCCCGGGTATTCCGGTAACAATTGCTAATCTTCCAAGCTCCCACGTAATGAATTGATCTATTTCCTTTGATTCAATTATTAATCCTGATTGACTTCCTGTTTTATAATAATCTCTTACATCAGATTGAATGTTGTCTAAATAAATAATTCCTTTTATTGGAGCTTGTTTGCTATTTTTAAGCAAATCTTTAAATTCCAATCCTCCATACTTCATTAAATATTCGTTTGCATCTTTGCATTCTTTAAATGAAATTATACGACATTTATCAGCTCCCAGCCTTCTTATAAATTCATCCCTTAAATCAATTCCTTTTGTATCTTGATCTAATGCTAAATAAATAGTTTTAATTTGTTCAAAAAGTCCAATATAATTATCTAAATATTCTAAATTTTTATTAGCTCCGTTTGGAACACTTACACAGTTTTTAAAACCATTTTGAATAAAACAAATACAATCAAATTCTCCTTCAGTAATGATAATATCAGAATATTCTTTTAAACAATCTTGATTATAAAAAAGCAATTCAGCACCAGAAATAAGTTTAAATAATTTATTACCAGTTCTAAATTTTATGTTTTTACATTCACTATCAAAAAAATAAGGAAAACAAATAACGTTCATTTCTTTTTGTACTTGTGGCATATATTCAATATCTGAATAAACTTTCATTTCAATTAATGTCTCTTGCATTATACTGCGACCTTCACAATATTTAACTAGTTTATCAGTAAGATTAGTTTTATTTTTCCATTTAGGTATAACATATTCCTTTTTGTCATATGGTTTATATTCTGAAAATTGAATACCACAATGAAAACAATAAGCTGTATTGGATTCTTTATAATATTCTAAATCTTTAGCATTTGATTTTTTTCTTGACTTAGAACATTCTGGACATGTATATCTTTTGCCATTATTAAAATGTAAATCATGAACTATCTTATTTGTACTAATATATTTCATATTGATAGCTTTAGTTTAGTTGGCACTTTTACACTTTCATTTAAATAACTTTCAAATTTAGTTCCAAATAATGTCTCAGGTCTTAAAAATCTATTCCACTTTTCATCATTTAACCAATCTTTAATTTTATTATCAATAACCTTTTTAAAATCTTCAATCTTAAATCCTTCATTAAACCTTGAATTAATAATGGCCTTTGTTTTTTGAGTAGTATATTTAAAATTTTTATTTGTATTACTATTAAGATATAATATTATTTCTTTTACATTAACATTAACACTATCATTAACACTAACAGTTGAATCCGTTGAACGTTTTGAACGTCCGTTAACGTCTGTTGATTTTTCTTTACGTGCTTTAGCGGATGCTTTACCAGCTTCAGACCATAGAACAACCTTTTTATCATATTTGACTAAGTCCCTTTTTAATTGTTGTTTTATTGGTTCAAAAACTAAATCAATAATAGTATCATTTATTTCAGGATTATTATCATTTACATATTCCAGTATAGTTAAAAATAATTCACCTGCTTTTGTTTTAGACATTTTCTTAACAGTATGAATTAAATCAACATATAAAACAAATGATTTTTTATTTTTAGCCATCTTTTTCGCCCTCATTCATTATTCTAAATGCCTCTTTAACGCTAATGTTTTTATTATTTGATATATCTTTATCAAGTTCATTTATTTCTTTTTTTATGCTATTATCACTAAAATGTAAATTATTTAATATTTCG